GGAGTGCCTTTTACAATGTCTAGGTACAAGTCAGCCGTAGCCGTTGAGTTTTGCTCCAATTGCATTACAAGCAAGTCATAGCGAGGATTAGAACCATCCGCGGCATCGATATTAAAAACCTGTTCTGTCGTAGTCTCTGCCCAGAAACCGCGCAGTGATAACTCCCCTTCTTTTGTTCTTACTTTCATATCTGTGCCGCTGGCGTAAGGTTCACACTCATTAGTTACGATCGCTCCGGCGTATGGTGTATTAACCCCTATAATTCCTGTGGGCATCATGTAACGAGCAAACCGAGTATATACGGCCTGTTCTGCTCCCCTGCCTGTATTAATATTAAAAGGGCTTCCTAACATGGCCACGGCTTTACTGGTAACTGTCATTTTATTCGTTCCTTTCTAGATTACTTAATCGCTCGTCGTAATCTGAAAATTTAGACTGCATACCTGATTGACCGCCAATTTTCTTCGATCCAATGGCACCAAACGCTAGCGCATATTTAAGTACGCCATCCTGACCGCTTACGGAAAAATCAATCTCTCTAACTGTCAAGTTTTCAGATTTATCTGTTATCACTCTGATTATATCCCCGACTGTAAAATCTCTAGGCCATTGGATCGAAGTCGTATTCTGACAGGCCACGTTAACAACCCTCTCGGCCTTTGCAATTTCTAACTGCGCCGCCGTGTCTAATGCCAAAACTGCGGCGTCATCCTGATTTCTATAATCGTAAAAATATTCACGGCGCCCCCATTTCAGAATCGACTCATTATTCTCGGCCTCTTCGAAGATCCTAGCAGATCCTACACCTGAGCCGCCCCCATGAATTGAGTTAGAAATCGGCCGGACTTTTTCTACCGTCCAACTCGTCAAGGTATTATTCCCAATACTGAGCCGAACGGAGGCCGATTTGTTCTCTCTCACTGTAATCCCGAATTCGTTTTCTAAGAGCCAAAAACGAAGATCACCGCCCTTATATGCTAGATACTTGCAAACGTCGAGCAGTGTATCTAAACGGGCATTAAAAGTGACACTATCACCTATCCCGGTAGATGCTGGAATTGTAAGATAACTTTTTATTCTTTTTGTCAGGGCAGATGATCCTAGATTGTAGTTAAGATATTCTTTTATGACTGTTTCGGCAAGGCCTGTTCTTACGTCATAATCGTCCGTCTGTGCATCTATTAAGTTCTCTGGATCTGGATAGGCTAACGCAGTTGACAATTCACTTTCCTGTGATTCTGCATCGATTAAAAACCATGCCGTTGCGCCGTCTACCTTAACCCTGTTCTTCCGGATCTTTGCAGTTATTACGATTTCGCCGTTTATCTGGATATTCAACCCATCGAAATCATCTGATGTAAGAAAAACGTACATCTGACCGCCAAAAATCACCTGTAGCATGACGGAGGCCTTCCCTATGTCATTATATAAGACTTCGCCTGTTAGCGATTGCCACGTGATGATTTCGCCGAATCTGTTTCCTGATCCATCTAATGCGAATATTCTTGTTTTATCAATTCCCATTATCCGACCGCCGTTTTATATTTATTGTAATATGTTAGGTTAACTTTACTGTTAATATCAGATCCCGACATTGTGATAGTAATAGAATTAGTCCCGGGAATAATAGGGAAATTAAGATCTGTTTCGTCGGTCAGGTATTGATATAAGGATCCTACAAGGTTTGATACAATAGCGTCGCCGATAATTGATTCTTTGCCTGTTTTAATGGTTACCGTTTCACCTGCCCCGATGGTGTAATCGAGGCCGATCTTTTTGCCGGTTGTCGTGTTCTCTATGATAAGACCTGTTCCGGGGCCGGTTACTACAATCTCAGGATATGCGAACGTAGATCCTGTATAGGTTATTGTCGCAGTAGAAAAAATTTCACCGGTCAGATCAAGAGGAACCCACGTAAACCAGTCATACGGCGCACCCTCTACAATTTCTACCGTAAAAGCGGTTACGCCGCTCCAATAAATATCGTCGTATGCCGCAAATTGCAGGCCTGCGAAATTCTGCTTCTGCATCGTATCAGTGTTCCCCCCGAACCCTGATAAATAATGGCATTTAAGACGGGTAGTTAATCCAGATCTGGCCGTAACTTCTAGATATCCGCCTTCGACCAGATTATCGCTTTCGTTTAACTGATCATCGTCGGCCTCTGTGAAGTATTTCGCCATTGAAGCAAGCCGCTCATTTAACGAATCCAGATCTGTTTCCCTGACAATTAGCGGAAGTGAAACGATTCTCTGGTTTTTTTTATTTCGTAAATATACGGATCCATAAAACCCCGGCGAAGGCACGATAACATGACTGACAGGCGGCAATAATAGACCGGCCATACCCTGCCCGACTTTTGTGTTTACAATGTCTGATAGTTCTATTTCTGTAGCCGTTTTTGGCGATATCCATTTAATAGTTTCTAAAATTGGCATTAGCGCACCACCTTGTCTAACGCCCTATCGACGGCGTCAATTAATTGATCGTTCCATGTATAGAAATTATTTATAATCGTTGTCCCTTGCTGGCTTTCCTGTACAGATCCACCGGCAGATCTGTATCCTGCTGGTATATTCGAATTCCCTGCGCCTTGTGCTTGTAACTGCATGCTTTTTGCAGATCCAAGAACCGAATCGACCACGTTAGCGATCTTATTTTTTACTGTATTGACCGCACTTGTTGCAGGCTCTAATCCTAACGCAATATTATTGCCGATTTCATCCCTCATAACTTTTGACGGAGAATCGATATTGAACGCCGACTTGAAACCGCCGACGACGTCATCTTTTAGGCCATTTATAAATCCGGATATATCCACGTTTTTCATGCCTTCGATCAATCCTTCAATCAGCTGTACGCCGGCATCCCATAGCGCAGGAACGAGATCTATAATGGCCTTTACTAATGCCTCTCCAATTTCGATCATCGCACCCAATAATAACGGGATATTATCCAGTAATGCCTGCACGATCGTTGTGATAATTAGAACGGCGGCATCTATGATCTCTGGCAGTAGTTCAATAATTACGTCTACAATTGTCGTGATCAATTCCGGAATAGCTTCGGCTAAAAGCGGTATTGCAAGTGAGATTCCCTCTACCAACGCGATTACGATATCAATAGCGGCAGTAATGAGTAACGGCAATAGAGTTACGATTGTATCTAAAATTGCTTGAATAATAACGGGCACCGCCTCGATCAATATTGGGATAGCGGCTACAAGTCCTTCGATCAGGGCAACGATCATTCCTAGCCCTGCTTCTATCAGGCTCGGCAATGCCTCTAATAATCCTAATAATATTGTTTGAATTGCCTGTATAGCGACATCGAGTAATAGCGGAAAAGCGGTAATTATTCCGTCTATGATTGACATAAGTATAGAGAGCCCGGCTTCTAATAATAATGGGATCTGGTCGGCAATTGCGGAAATCATCATAGGGATCAGCGTCATGATAGCCTCGACTACCACCGGGATCAATGAGATTATCGTTTCAAGCAATAGCGGAATAATAGTTGCTAGGGTTTCGACAATGACTGGTATTAGAGATTGAAATAAAGTTATGACTATCGGTAATACATCTTTTAGAGCGAATGAAATTGCAGATACAATATCGCTCGCATTCCTACCGAATTCGTCTGCGCCGCTAACGTCCCCTGATAATATTTTGCCTAACCCGGACGCAAGGCCTTCCATATCTGGACCGATCTGCGTGATTAGACCGTTCAGGCCTTGTAATGCTTTGCCTGCAATCGGCAATAATTGAGATCCGAAGACCTGTGTTAGGTTTTCAGTTTCAGCGGCGAATATTCTCTGCTGGTTCGCAAGTCCTGCGCTGGTTCGTTCAAAATCGCCTTGCGCTAAAGTTGTCTGTTCCATAATTAGGGCGTAACTAGCGGTAGCTTTTGCTTTTGCGTCCAACGCCTCATTCCCTGAGATCAACCCCATTTCGAGAGCTTTCTCTTTTATCATGGCCTGATTGATATTGATACCCAACGATTTTAGCGGTTCTGATTCCCCTGTTAGGCCTGCTCTCATTTTCTCGAGTACGACCTCTGGTTCTAAGTTGTTAAAAGATGCAAGATCCGCACTTAATGCTATTACTCCGGTGCTCATATCTGTTGCGGCCTCGTCCGTCATGTTCATAGATTTAAACAGGTTTCCGTAAGTTCCTGCAGCGGCTAAAACGGCACCCTCCGAAAGTCCCATTGCTTGTGCAGATCCATTTGCGAAATCTGTTATGTCTTCTGTCATATCCCCAAAAACAACCCCAACCTTTGACAAGCTCTCGTCAAAATCTGATGCCGTTCCTATTGCTTTTTTAGAGAACGCTGTCAATCCTGTCATGGCAGCGCCGACACCTGCTAAAACTGCTCCGCCAACTAATAGCCCAGCTCTACCCATTCCGCCTGCAAGTTTTTTGCCGAAGCCTCTTGTTTTATTCTCAGCGGCTCCCATTCCGGTATTATATCCAGAATCGTCTAGCCCTAACTTTACACTTAATTCGCCAACTGTTTCGCCCATTTTTAATCTTCCCATTTCGGCACTATAAATCCTATCGTACCATCTGTTTCGATCTCATTCGGATCTGGTTCCTGATATGTTACTACCGCCAGAAAATCGTCTAGATACTCGTTGTCGATTTCTGACGGTAGTTTACCATGCACTTTAAAAATGGCGTGATAGAACGAATCTATTACTTGCTTAGTACTTTTTGATTCGCTTTCATTCTGGTTACTTCCCGAATTTCCATCATTTTTTTTTGCGGGAAATATTGATTAATCCAGTCGTTGATATTCTGCAACGTGAAAAGGCTTTCCATATCTGCATCGCATAAAACTTCAAACGTCAATTCCGGATTGTCAAAAATGTCTACCACCAAATTCAGAATCGAATCTATACCCTCTAAGGTATTAAAATAAGATAGATCCTGTGTACCTGCATCGTTCAATTGGACGACCTTACGCAATAATTTTACTTTTGGCCTGCGTGCGTGGATCTCTTTTTCATTTACAACGATCGTCATGTTTACGATTTTTGATTTCTTAATTTCGTCTGTCATTTATTTTTATCCTGCGGCTCCGGTATCAGTATTAGAGATACCATTATTCGTACCAGAAACGACGACCAGACGGCCCGTATAAGTGTTCCCTGATGTAAGTCCGGTGATAGAGGCTCCGGTAGCGTCTACGGCAATTGCGGCGGCGGTGGTAGCGTCCTGATATTCGCCCGATACTGGATCTAAAATTTGAATTTTAACCAGTGTTGCAGATCCGGCGGCAGTCCACGCAGCGGTAAGAACCCCAGATGCTCCGGTAGTGAGAGCGAAGTCTGTAACGGCAGTTCCGGGAGCGGCAGGAACGTAATTAGGATCTGCGAACCATCCTGATACGCCACTTTTCAAGGCCTCGTCTGTCAGGCCAACGGGCGCATTAGGATCATCGGTCGAGAATGTTCTTTTATTCAAACGTTCATAGACAATAGGTCGGGCATTGAATTGCAAGGCCTGAGTATTATATTCAACGGCTTCGCCTTTTGTGCCAAAAGTCTTATCGCTTTTGGTGAAAATTCCAGCTTGAAACCAATTATATTCGAACTTCCCTTTTGGTAGCTGTGCACGGTAACCGAAAGCGAAGGATTTCTTTACATCGCTCTGTTTTTCCAGAACGAGGCCATTGCTAGAATCGTAGTCGTGCCCCATAAGATCCGCCCATAATTCTGGATCAATTCCGCCGACTGTGATCTGTGCATTGGGTGCGCCGGGTTGTGCGGTCTGCAAATAAACGCCGTCATCTGCATAAAAATTCGAAATCTCATCGGCAGGAGCCTCAGTAATTTCAACGGCTCCGGGCATTGCTACCGGTGTTCCATAGGTCGCCCCTGCTTCGACATCGGTCAGTAATTCTGCAACATACATCCGATCTACGCCAATAGTCGGGGTCGGTTTGGTGTCAGTTGTCATTTTCTAAATTCTCCCATAGGTTACTATAAAATTTTGGACGAATGTTCGTCTTCCCTTTTCATCTTTTGGCCCGAGTGGGAACGGCTCTTGAACTGCTTTAAACTTCAAATAGAGTGTACCATTTATTAGGATCCCTTCGGGCATATCGTCATGGTAAGGATCCCCTATTAAATCGAGATAATTATAAATCGACTCTATCAATTCTCGCCCTGTTGTGTTCCCTGTGTTTCTTACTGAAACTTGCAGTCCGGGCGATCTGGTTCCTGCAAGGTGATTCGGTGGTTCGCCTGCATACTCTTTGAGCAGGATTACATTATCGGGATCTTCTCTAGTTTCGTTATAAAATAGATCTGTTCCCTGAGTGCCGAACCCTGCATTTTCTACAATCTGAGCCATATCCGCTAAAAATGTCATTGTATCGCCCCGGCTTCTGCCTGTTTCACGAAATTAATATATCTGTCAATATTTGCATTATAGGGATCTTCTAAAAATTTGGCCTTGCCGCCTTGCGGATGATTAAAATCTAATCCCTCATGTTGTCGCCAAGCGTAAACCAGATTATAACCAACCAAAACGTAATACTTTGTTTCCAAATTATCATCGTTCATTGAGCAGTTACCCCTTAAGTCGCCAATTAAAATCGGAGCCTCATTTGCGGAACGTTCTACTAGATCATCGCCTGATTTTAATAAGGCCGTTTTCCCAGCGGCGCTTAATCTTTTATTGACTGCTTCGGGATACCATTTTAATTTAAATCCGGCCATTATTGCAATAATCCTTCATAGGCTATCGTATTTCCGTTGCCATCGACCATCGGTAATACTTCTAAGATCCTGCGCCCGTCAATTTTGTCTGATACTGACAGACTTGTCAGGGTAACAACGGAGGCCGAACTAATAAGGCGCTCACCTTCCAACGATGTAACCTGCCGGCGTTTTCCTTCTATCCTAGCCATAATTGAAACGGCGGTATCATAGGTTATATCGCCATTCACTGAAACGCTCGCAAACGCTTCAAAACTTACTAGTTGGTTAAGCATACGCTTGATCGCAACTCTATATGACACGGAACGAGCCTTGTTTAAATTTCGATAATAATTCTATGGCTCTTTGAGATCCAAAAACGGCGGCAAGGTTTCCTATTCCCATGCTTGCCGGTGTGTATGATTCTGAAAAGTGAAGTATGCTTACGGACGCTATCCCTGCCTGCATGCGTTCTTTTTTATTGGATCCATTGCCCGGAGTTAGGATCTCTAAGGCCTCTTCGACTTGTGCGTACTTTACTGGATCAGGAACGTCACCATTGCCTGCCCAATAGTCGGAATAATAATTATCATTAAGATCTTCGAACGATTCCATAAACCACGCCCGGTCATTTCTTCGAGTTGGCAGGACACCGGCTAAAAGTCTCGGAAAACTTAAGGCCTGATCTGGATCATATTTTTTACCCGGAAAAATAACAGCTTCAATCAATTGAGTAGATCGCCGCAATAAGATTTCTTTATCTGCATCGCTGGCATTATTCCACGCAATAAGTTTAGCTTCTGTACTTAAGTATTGCAGACCGGCATAAGTTCCTGCATCTGCAACGGTTACGTAACTATCTGTTCCAACGGTTATCGTCATTCGTTCACCTGATAGGCTAAATCACGCATTCTGGAAAGCCTGTCATTCTTTTTGTATACTATTCCATGCTTATCGAGGAAACGACGCAGTTCGGCAATTTTCATTATTGCGATATCTGGCTTTGGCTTTGGATCTGGATCTGCCTGTTCTGGAACGTGCGAGAAGAACTTTTTTCTAGCTTCGCAGTTCGCCGAGTGGGATCCCCAATTTTTCAATGGCGTTACCTTATTACAGTACGGACATTTTCTCATAATTCAACCTTTAAGCCGTGTGAGCATATTTAAGATTTCTCAGGGTAACTTCATTTGTCGCGGTAACCTGATTCGTTACTACCTGTATATAGGTTGTATCTGGCAGTAATAAAAAGTCAGAACCTGCATCGGCGTTTCCATCGGTTCGGTTGTCTCCGACCACCATTTTACCTAGTAAAGTTGCGCCTGTCAGGTCAATCGTAGCATCGAATTTTGCAACGAAATCTGCATGATCTCCGACTACTCGGTTTGCGTTTCTAGGCGTGATTACCGTTCCACCGGTTGGCTCATTAGTTGGTGCTTCATAAAGAGCGACTTCGGCCTGCCCACCCACCGTAATAGACGGGAAAAAGTGAATTTCTTCAGCGACTTCTGACGTATGAAAGTACAGGTTCAAAGTTCCCCCATTGGCAACCTGCTTTTGCGCTCCGAACCGATACAAATTTCCGGCATGCAAAGCGACTTCAATTGCTGGTACAACTACGGCGCCTTCTGCATCTGGGCTGTAGATTGACTTTAATAAATTCTGGATATTCGCTAATACGGTCATTAGTTTAGTCCTCAGATAATACCAGAACGATGTCGGCTTTTTTCTTAGCCTCTGGCGGAATTTCAATCCCCTGCTCTTCGGCATAGGCTTTCAATTGGGGGATGGTCATATTTTCCAGACCTACGGGAGGTTCTTGCTCTTCCTGTTCTACCCGGCTAACTTCCTCGCAGGTGTCAAGAATTGCTATGGTCCGGGCGTCTTCTGTTTCCACAACGCCATTAACAAAACGGACTAATACTTTTGCATTTGCGCCATCCCATACGATAAGTTTTGGATTGACCGAAGTGAATTTCATTTTATTATTACTCCTTAGATAAACGGGGCGGAGAGATTCTCCGCCCCTTCAATGTTACTTAGATCTGCCTGAGTGGTTAAGGCGTGGTGAAAGTTTCGACGCTTGTGCCGCCGGTTACCGTATACCCTAAAATGGTCAGGTCTGCAACTGTCAGGGTGTCGTCTTCTGTGTTTAACCAGTCCTCGGCATCCCCACTTACGACCACTGTTTCCACACCGCTAGCGAATGTCAAGGTGGTAGCAGGAACGATCGAAGCTGTTCCAGCGGTGGATCCATCGGCTATCGATAATCGGGTAGTCAATGCAAGGTTACACCATTCGTGTGTTTCACCTGCGGCATTTTGCAAGGTCAAGACAACGGTTCTAGTCCATGCCGTCGACAATGGATCTGAAACCAATGTTTCGGGTGAGATGTCTAAAACCATATCGCCCTCGAGCGCATCTGATAATAGATTAGTAACCCCGGCGAGGTCTTTAAGCAACTCTTTAACCTCTGGTTGCACGCCAATTTCAGACGCAATTTTAACTAATAATTCTGCGTTCGTCATTGTTACGCTCTCCCTTAGCTTGTGGTTAAGCCGGTGATCTTACCATGCGCAAACGCAGGGCCGTGATCAAGGCCAAATTGACCAAAAATCTGGCCATTTTCTGAGGCGCCAGTTTTCGACAATTCTTCATAAAAGAAATTGCCTTTTTTCGGCACTGGTTGGGTAACTGGTTTGATAACTGACATATCGAAAATACCGAGAGATCCGGCAGGAACGAAGCGGTGAGGTGACGCAATGCCAATGTTCCCGAAATCGGTTTCAATCTGTTTGATGTCAATACCACCGACGTTTCGGTCAGTAGGCGCATAACCGTAAATATCGGAAAGTTTCTGCTTCTGAAAACCATTACACCAAATAACAGGATTTACGAACATAGCGCCAGCGGCAAACATCGCTAACAAGAGTTCATCGACCAATGCTTTACTGAGATCAACGGAGCCGGCGGCAACTGCGGAGCCACCTGAGAGTGCGCAAGTTGCGAACATGCCTCTGGATTTATTGGCCACGCCTGCATTGGTTGCAATCTGATAGACGCCATTTAAGCAAACGTTTTCGATATCCCGAGCGATTACTTTCAGGTTGTAATTAATCTGAGCGGCGGCTTCATCGGACAGGTTGTTTTTACTGCCTTGTGAGTTAATCCCTGTGAGCCGACCGGCGTTAGAGAGTTTCACATAAGAAATTTTCACGGCTTCCATGAAAATTTGGGTTACATTTTTGATCTGCGTCCGGACGAATTCCTGCTCAGTCGGGGCAGTAAGTGAGGCGGTTTCCGTAATTGCAGGTTGTGAAACTGCGGGAAAATCGTACTCACTGGATGTCGGGAATTCAAAATTTTCCGACTGCAAACCACCGCCAGAAAGTCCACCGATCATGGTTAAGAAAGGTGTGTTAACCATATCTGCCGTAAAAAGTTCGCCGAAGTAGTTCGGCAGGTTCCAAATAGTCCCCTGTTCGCCAAGTGGTGCCATGTTTTCCTATTCCTTTTAGTCTACGATAACGCCTGCTTCGAAGGCTTCTTGTTTGATCTTGATCGCTTCTAAGGTGTTACCTGCTTTTCTGGCCGTAACCAGTCGTTCGGTATAATCATTTTCTGGATCTGTTCCCGTTTTACCGGGTGGATTTTTTGCATCATTGACGAAAATCTTTTTTGCCTCGCCAAATAAATACGGAAATTCTGTTTTCTTTGCATCGACTTGCTCTTTTAGGCCTAAAACCTTTTCGCCATCGAGCTTGACGTTTTCCAGATCTAACAGGGCACGGACTGCGGTTGCATTTTTACCGCCCATTTCGATAATCGCAAGATCCACTTTCGCAATTTTCATTCTGGCGCTTGATTCTGTTTTGATCCGTTCTAATTCTGCCTTATTACTTGCCTGAATTTCTTCAATTTTGGCAGTCAATTCGTCCGAGTTTCCTGCGGTCTTTTTCAGTGCATCGATCTGTTCTGTCAAGGTTTTCATCTGGCCTTTAGTATCTGCCTGAGCGTCTACCTCTTTTTTCAGATCTGCATCGTATTTGCCTTTACTGACATATTCGCCAGTCGCCAAATTCGCAAGTTTTACCTCGTCTTCTTTGCCCTTTAAGGCAGTTTCCAATTTTGAATAAGTTTCATCGTCAAGATAGGTTTTCAAAAAATCCATTAGGTTGTTCTCTCCCTGTTTTTATGGCCGGCGGTTCCGGCGATTCTCAGTTATTGCTCTGAGTTGAGCGTTTCAACGATTAAGGCGCATTGATCGCCTGCATCCATTATACACGATACTGGAACGCTTGAAACCTATTTAAGCCTCATGGTGCCGTTATAACGCCTGTACACGTAATCTAGTTCCTTTTTCGATAATGCCGGGTATAGATCCGAGATTGACGCATCTAGGCCGTTATCTGTCAATGGTGGATAGAGCGGAAGAGCCTTTGCAATTTCGTCGAGCTCTAATCCCCTGATTAATGCTTCTGGTTTTATCATCTGAATTTATCCTTATATTTCTTTTCAATATATTCGCCGATGGTTCTGGCGATTAGTCTAGGCTCTGGATTGTTTAAGTATTCCGACCATCCCTCGGCGATAACTTCTTTCCAGTCTACCGGTTTCCCTCTAGCGCTCAGGGGATACATCGATAAGCCCTCCTGCACTTCATAAGGGCCGAACGGAGATCCCGTCTTTGCTCCCATGCCGATGCTATCCAACGCTTTTTTAAATCCCAGATCTATAATTTCATTTTTTCTGTTTACTAGGCCGAGTAAATCATCGACCTGATGTCCGATTTCATGGTCTAACAGGCTCTTAAGTGATTCTGTCCCCACTGGGTGAAATTTTGATTTAACATTTCTGGCTAAAACTTCGTCTATTTTCCCCGAATACTTTTTATTAAAATAGATCCCTCTAGTTTTCATTCCGCCCCAATAATCCCCGGACGTAGAAAACGCCATCGTGTTTCTGCCTGTATTCGATATCGCTGCCCTGCCCGAACTTTTTGCATATTTTCTAATTTGTGCATCTGTAAAATTCGGAAGCATTTTTTTATATTTTTCATAATATTCTGCTTCTTTAACTTTGCGACTGGCAGATACTAGCGAAGTCGTTGTTCCTGTTCTGTCAATATTTTTCATAATCTCAGGATAGTTATTTAAATAATAAACGTGTCCACGGTTCCAGTCATTGATCTCTTTTATATTCATGCCTGTATAGTTGGCTTCGATCCCTAGAACGGATTTAGCGTACTGCTCCGCTTCTTTTTTGGTCTTAGCCTCTATAAATTCTATCTGTTTCACGATGGGGATCTCTGGCGCATTGGCCCGATAGCCTGCCTGCATTTTTTTCCAGTTATCAGATCCGGATTTTTTGGACCGCCTGAACCCTGCGAAAGTCTTTGGCGCATCATCTCCGAGCCGGGCTTTATATCTTAAATACTGCTCCCTGTCACGCCTGAGATCTGCAAGTCGTTTTTGTCCTGCATTATAGGCCTTATTATTCCGTTTGAATTTTTCTTGCTGTTCATCTGACATATTCCAGATCTCAAATGGTTCGTTTGATTTTTTCAGATCTGCTTTTAACTCTGCATCTGTTTTCAATTCCGGAATATACGCATGGATCCGGTGCCGACAATTTGGGTGTATATTCGCATGTTCCCCTGAGAACGCAATTTCTAAGGACGGATATTTTTTATTTTTCCCTGAGATAGAATAAACACGACCCTGCAGCGGAAAACAGATCGGACAAGATGTATTATGCTCAGTCATTTTGACGAGATCCCCTGCGATCTGTTTAGATCTGTTTATGCTGGCGGTATTCGTGATCTCGGTCGTTGCAGATCTGGCGAGCAGGGCCGCATAAGCATCCAGTTTCATGTTCACCGGTTTTCCTGCTCTCATGTAAGAAAACGAAGTTATGCCATTTTTCGCAAAGGTTTCCAAAAAGGTTTTTTGCAGTTCTTTGAGAGTTTGTCCGGATGAAATTTTTGTTGCAAGGTTCGCATTTACTGCGCTCTGCAATTGATCTCGAACTGATAGTTCAACTCCGGCAAGGACGTTCGCAAAATTACTTTTGATTGCATCGGTTGCAAGTTTAATCGCCTTGCTATCTATCACAGTAAAATTGCTGGGATAGACTGGCGGCTTTTTACCGGCTAACCGATACTGTTCTGTTATGGCCTGCTCAGTTTCTTTTATACCTGCTTCATAGGCAGTCGTAACTAGATCCGGTACGGCATTATTTGTTACTTTTTGCAGGGCCGCAATTTTAACTTTAACTTGTGCTAGGACTGCTTTTTTATATTGATACGTACCCATCGCCCCCCTCTTTGACAGGGCAATGATTTCGTCTTGTAACTCTAATTGCGCTCTCTGATAAGCGTAAATCAGATCTATTACGGTAGGTTCCTTAAGTGGGGGTGGGGGGGTGAACGGCATTTACTTTATTCCTGTTCTAACTTACTGCGTCAATACCATTATCAGTGATTGTGAATGTTCCGCCGTAAGGTTCATTCCCTTTTCCAACGGAATCGAAACTTTTCACTCTCCAAATAAATTCGCCATGCGGTAATTGTTCCGCTATGTCAATATCTAATACAACTCGCAAAGTCGTTCCTATATAGGTTAGTATGGCTTTCGTTGGTTCCGTAGATAGACTGCCTTTGACGTATACCAGTCCTGTAACCGTGTCTATGTATAAAATACTTTGTTCGTCCGCTGGATCTAAGGTGGTTTTAATTACGAAAATCTGCTTTTCTGTTTTTAGCGTCAGATCGTCAATCTGAAAATCCCATGATGTCCCTTTAATCTGCGTGATACTTCCGGCTGTAATGCTGGATGA